ATCTTGGAGCGTGGCAGCGTGCCGCCGCGGTATTATTTGACTCCGCGGGCCTGCGCGGGGATCCTGCGCCGCGCCGGGGAGGGGGTGACGGGCACGCTCCAGGCATCGGGGAAGGCGGCCGGCTCGGCCACCCAGCAGGATGCGGAGTCGGGTCTCCTGGTTGCCGCCGTAGGCGGCAACCGCACCTCGGGGCCTCTGGACATCAGCACGGCGGTCAATGCCCATGGAGGGCCGGCGGGTCGGCTCGACTTCGAGAGCGAGACGTTTATCGCCCACGCCCTGCGGGCTGAGGGCTTCGATGCGAGCGAGGACGGGTCGGGCCGGGGCACACCCTTGGTGCCCGTAGTGGGCCACCTGAACGGCACGGATGTCCAGGACGGGCGCGATCTCGCCAACCCGGTGACGGCCGGCCAAGCCAAGCAGGCGGACACGGTGGTGGCATTCTCAGGCCGTGAGCGGGGCGATGATGGCAGGGGCTACGACCGCCCGCCGCAAGTTTTTCAGGAGGGCGTGGTGGGGGCGCTGGACACGGTCAAGACCCACATGGTGGCCTTCCATGGTTCTCAAGACCCCTGCATCAGCGGGGACATCACGCACCCGGTGGGACGCAACCAAGGGCAGGAGACGTGCATTGCGGGCATGGGCGTCCGCCGCCTCACGCCCCGGGAGTGCGAGCGGCTCCAGGGTTTCCCGGACGATTACACCCGCGTCCCGAACTGGGATGGATGGCGGGACTGCGAGGCGGGCGAGGAGCTGGAGGGCAACCGCATCCACGGATGCCTCTACCGGCAGACCAAATCCGGACGCTGGCGGGTGAATGACCCGGACGGCCCGCGCTACAAGGCCCTGGGGAACTCCATGGCGGTGCCGGTCATGCGCTTGATCGGTGCCCGCATTCAACAGGTGGAGTCCCTGCCATGAACCGCCCAGCCCTCCTGCCCGCCAGCCTACTGCGCTGCATGGCCCCCCAGGACCGCCGCGCGCTCGGGAAAGCCGGTCTCCTGCCCGAGGAAGCCGAGGCCGCGCATGCGGCCCGGTCGGAAAAGGAACTTCAGGACCAGATCCTCTCCATGCTGACCCGGCAGGGCATCCATGGCTTTCGCGCCCGGATGGACCGGAAAAGCACGATCCTGAAAGGCGCACCCGACATTTGGTTCAGCCTGGACGGCAAGGCCTGCGCGTTCGAGGCCAAGATGCCGGGCCAGAAGCCCCGGCCGGACCAAGTGGCCGTGATGGAACGGATGCGCCGGGACGGGTGGCGGGTCGCGGTGGTCCACACCTACGCCGAGGCGTGGGAAATCTTCAACCAATGGAAAAACGAATCATGAACTGGATCAAATACACCAAGCGTCTTCATCAAAAACTGGAAATCCTCCACATGGCGGCCACCCTCAACATGCCGCCCGAGCAGGTCATCGGGCACTTCATGCGGTTCGCGGACTGGGTGGATGACAATGCGACCGTTACGGAAAGCGTTACAGATGTAACGCTCCCAGCGTTACATGATCGCGTGCTGGACAGCATCGCGGGCGTTACGGGCTTTGCGGAGGCCATGCGGTCCTGCGGATGGCTGCGCGGGGACGGCCGAGAGATGGTTTTGCAGAATTGGGGGCGACACAACGGCCAAACCGCTAAGCAGCGGGCACTTACGAGCAATCGGGTCCAGCGTCACCGGGTGGCGTGTAACGCTCCAAGCGTTACAGATGTAACGCAATCTGTAACGCCCGCACCGTTACCAGAGAAGAGAAGAGAAGAGAAGAATACAGAGGGGGAGCCCCCGCACGCGATCCCGATTGAGGAAACGGGGCAGCAACCGGTCCCGACCGGGACCCTGGCCACGAACGCCCCGCCTTTCGGGCCCTGCTACGCCACCCTCCGGATTTCCTCGCCCGACATCCCGGAAGATTTTGCCCACATGGTCTATGCGGATTGGATCGGGAAGGGCTGCCAGCCACGGTTCCCGGACTACTGCCGGAAACGCTGGACCAAGACCGAGGGCCACGAGTGGCGGGCCGGGATGCACTCCGAGCAGGTCCGGGCCAAGGAACTGGCCCGAGTGACCGGGAAGGGCCCTCAGAAGCCGCAGGAGACGCAGGCGGACCTGAGCCGCTTCACCTTGCGGGAACTGAACGCCGCCGCCGCCAAGGGCACGCTGGACGCCAAGGAGGCGGCCCTGAAGGTGCCGTTCCATTGGGGCCTCATCCCCGAGGCCGAGCGTCCCGCGCTGGCCCGTGAACTGAAACACCTGAGCCCGATGATCCTGGAGGCTGCATGAGTGATTCGCAACCCTCTGCCGCTTCTGGATTAAAACTCCAAGGACGTGCTTGGAAGGCGGTTGTCAACGGCCAGCGATCCCTCAACGCGACCCGGCAGAGCATCACTCTGACCGGCACGATCAGGCATGCGGAAGAGTGGAGCACGATTTTTGACGTGATGCACGACCTTGCCGAACACATCGAGCAGCACACCAAGGACATGGAAATCAAGGACAGCTTTCAGATCACCCTTTATCCGCCACCCCAGGCGCAAGAGGAAGCGAGGCACTCATGAACCGCACAAAAAACTTCCCAACCCAGAAGGTCTCGGTCCAGTTGGAGGGACTCCAGCCCATCAGCAGCCCGGATGCTGAGCGGGCCGTGCTGGGCGCCATGCTGTCCGGGCAGCCGGACCCGGTGGATCAGGCCCTGGCGGCCCTGAGCCCGGAAGACTTCTTTGTCCCGGCCCATGGGGTGATTTTTTCCGCCATCCGGGACATGCGGGAAAAGAGCCAAGCCATCAGCGAGATGACGGTCTTGGCCTACCTGGAGGACCGCAAGCTGGCCGATTCCGTGGGGGGTGTGACGGTCCTGCTCGAGTTGGGGGCCGGGGTGTTGGCGGTCTTGACCGCGACCGAGCACATCCAGCGCGTGAAGCAGAAGGCCCAGCTCCGGCGGCTGGTCACGGCCTGCGCCCAGACGGTCCATGACGCGATGGAGCGCCAGCACGAGCCGGAATCCGTCCTGGATGGAGCCGAGAAGCGCATCTATGCCGTGACGGAGGCGGCCTCGGTCGCGCGCGGAGACTTCCGACCCCTGCGGGACTATGTGGTGCCTCTGGTGGACCAGATCATGGCAGCCAGCCGGCGCGGGACCGCCTACAGCGGCATCCCGACGGGCTATGACGATCTGGATGTCTGCATGGATGGCCTGCACGCCGGCGAGATGGTGGTGCTGGCCATGCGGCCCGGGGTGGGGAAAACCGCCCTGATGCTCTCGATGGCCCGCAAGATGGCGGCACGCCGATTCAACGATGATGGGACGACCGCCACGCCCGGCTATCGGGTCGGGATTGTCTCGCTGGAAATGCCCGTCACGCAACTGCTGCTGCGCTGGTCCGCCATGGAGACCCGCATCTCGATGCAGGACATCCGGTCTGGACGCATGAGCGAGCACGGCCTGGGGCTCCTGGATCACGCGATGACCCGCATGAGCGATTGGCCGGTGTGGGTGGACGAGACCTCGGGCCAGACCATCCGGGAGGTCAAGAGCAAGGCCCGGAAGTTGAAGCGGCAGCACGACATTGAGGTCCTGATGATCGACTACCTCCAGCTGATGGAGGGGGACGGGGAAGACCGGGAGCGGCACGCCCAGGTGGCGGCCATGTCCCGCGGGGTGAAGGCACTGGCCAAGGAACTCAAGATTCCGGTCATCGTGCTGGCGCAACTCAACCGCAAGGCGGAAGAAGCCAAAGACCCGCGCCCAATGCTGCACCACCTGCGGGAGTCCGGCTCCATCGAGCAGGACGCAGACGCGGTGATCCTGGGGTGGCGGGACGACCAGGACGTGCGGCACCTACATCTGGCGAAGCAGCGCAACGGCCCCCTGGCCGAGTTCATCGCGGACTGGCACGGGACCTCGACCGAGATCACGGGCATCCGGAGGGTGGAGCAATGATCGCACTCCTCCTCTGCGCCCACGCGATGGGCGATTTCCTGCTCCAGAACGACTGGATGCAGGCCAAGTCCCGGGACTCGTGGGTCTGCACCGTCCATGTCGCGGCTTACTCGCTACCGTTCCTGGCTTTGGTGGCCTGGGCGGGACTGCCGTGGTGGGCCCTCGGGGCCATCCTGATTCAGCACTGGTTGCAGGACCGCTTCGCACTGCACCTCAAATGGATGCGCCTCTACCGCCAGACCCCGCCCGAGAAGTGGCCCGTGGGACCGCTGTGCGTGGACCAGGCATGGCACATCGCGTTCCTGGGGCTAATTGGAGGGATTGCGGGATGAGCAGCACGACCCAACCGCCCCAGCAGATTTCCGTTGAGCCGTATCTGGCACTGTTCCCCGAGGTGCATTGGGACCGATGGACAGGGGACCTTGACTCCAGTGTGAGCATCTATGGCTGGCTCCCGCGCCCTGATGGCCGGGCGGACTTCGTGCTGGTGCTGATTGATCAGGAAGGCCCCTTCCGTTACCACACGTCCTCGGCTGCCATGTCGGAAGAGATTGGCCGCCGCCTGGGATTTTCTCCCGGCCAGCACAACCAGTGCAAAAGGGTGGCCGACACATGGCCAAGCGTGAAGGAAAGGCAGAAGCGATGAGCCGCCGCACCTACCCGGATGAAGCCTACCGCGTGGAGCCCCACGACCGCGGGACGTTCCTGGTCCATCACCCGGAAGGCCACACCTACCTCGTGGACCTGGAGGAATGGACCTGCACGTGCGACGCGTTCTTCATGCGGGGCAGCCCGTGCCGTCACCGCAGGATCGTGGCCGAGCGGGTCAATCCATCACCCACTAGATTACCGTCATTAGCGCAGCCTTTTCTTGGGCACGACGCTGAACCTCGCGGTTGAGTGTCTCCCGCACCCACACCGATAGCTTGCGCCCGCCAGCGGTCCGGACATAGGAGTCCTTTTCCGCCGCCGAGACCCGGAACCAAAGGTCGGAGGTCTTGGGGCCGTGTTGAGGTTCCGCCACGGGGCGGCCGGGTTTGCGCGCTTCAAGGCGGGGCTTGCTTTTTGGGTTCATTAGTATTCAGGGTAAATGCCCTGCCGATCCAGCCACCTTACGAGCCAGTGGCGCGGGAATCTCCCGTGCTGGAGGACAGGGGAGGACCAAACAAAGCCATACCAGTCTCCGAACGGCCCCCACGAAAGCACGAGGCGCACCTCAGCGGTGGCGCAGTCCGGTGATTGCATGTGCAGGTAGAGCTTAGGCAAGCACATGGGGCCCTCCAAAGTGGACGTGGTTGGCCGGGGAGGGCTCGAAAACATCCAAGCCCCGAGAATACCGCCCCCAGAAAAAGGTCCAGTTCTCATCCGTGCAGGGCCAGACAATGCGCGCCTTGTCGGGGTGGCCGATGTTGACCGCCCCGGGAGGCAGCTCGGATTGTGCCACCAACCGAGGGGAGCCATGCAAACCCGCCATCGCCCACGCCTCCTTGTAGGCGGGATTGCAGATGCCCACAGAATAGGCGAGCGAGCGCAGGCAATGCACGATGCGCTTAGGCGACCCTTTAGGCAGGGATGCGGCCAGTTTGAGGTGAGTTTTTGCCGAAGCGCAATCCCCGGCATTATGTTTCGCAAGGCTGTAAATGGGGTCCATGGTTCCTTATGGTTGGAGGTTACAACAGAATTATACGGCGCCCTCCAATTTTGTCCCCACATATTTACAAAAATCTTTGGGCCCCTCTGAAGCGGGTGGATTCCAATGGGTTATGGGGCAGGCGCATGACTCCATCACGCCACTCCAGAGTCCGCGCGTGGTGGTGACTCCCGGATCCAATAGGCGCCCTCCCCGACACCCTGTCAAGGCTATTCTGTTGACAAAACCCCCAACCATCTACAAATAAAGAAGATATGAAGGCAGGTGAACAACCGCCCCAATCCGCAAAAAGGAAGGTGCCCCGAACGGTCCTCACGCAGAAAAAACGCGCCAATGCCGAGGGATGGCGTCCGGCCTTCCTGGAAGCATTCAAGGAGTGCCCGAACGTGACCCTGGCGTGCGAGAAGGCGGGCGTGAGCCGGACCACGTTCTACGACAACCTGCGGGCCGATGAGGAGTTCAAGGCCGAGTTTGACGCGATGGCAGAGAGTGCGGCCGACGAGCTGGAGCAGGAAGCCCGGAGGCGGGCCCTGAAGGGCTGGGACGAGCCGGTATTTGGCCGGGTGGACCGGGACCAAGACGGCCAGATCGGGACCATGCGGCGATTCAGCGACACGCTCCTGATCTTCCTGCTCAAGGGGCGGCGCCGGGCGGTCTTTGGGAACCAACCCGAGACCCAAGTGAACATCCAGAACAACGTGCAGGTCAACAACACCTACGAAACGAGGGACCAATGGCGGGACCGACTGGCCAAGCGCCTGAACCACGATCCATCGACGACCTGACCGAGGAGGAGTTGCGGGATGCGTATCAGGTCCGGATGGACCCGGAGGCATGGTTCGTGTCCTGCGGTCACATCAAGGACGAGGAGACCCGGGAGGTCTTTTGCCCCGAGACCGCGAACGTGCTCCAGCGCCGGGCCTTCGCGGCCTACCGGGCATGCATGGACCAGAACCGGCCGGCCCGCATCATCATCTTGAAACCCCGTGGCCGCGGGGGCTCCTCGACCGCGGGCGCCATCGCGTATCACCATGGGCGGAACTACCGGGCGCGGGTGGGGGTCATCGGGAACCTGGACGACAGCTCCCAGAACGCCCTCGACATCCTGCGGATCATGACGGACCACGATCCGTTCCCGCACTGGCAGAGCACCAAGACCAAGGACGTGGAGGGAGTGGTGCAGTTCTCGCACGACACGATCTTCGAGACCTACACGGCCGAAAGCCCGGACTCGGCCCGCTCGGCGCGTTTGCAGGCTTACTGGGCGACGGAGGTCGGGAGATGGCAGAACGGCGGGGCTCTGGATGCCATGGAGACGCTGGAATCCATGCGCGGCGCACTGCCCAAGAAGGGCATTCACCTGTGCGTGGAGGAATCGACCCCCCAGGGGGCCTCGGGGGCATTCTACAGCACGTGCCAGAAAGCCCGATGGCCGCGCGCGTCCGAGTGCCCGGGCGGTAGGGAATGGTGGCGGCCCTACGAGACTGACAAGCCCCAGCGCATCGACTTGGATGCGGGAGACAGCCAGTTCATCTTCATCTTTGCGGCCTGGTTTGAGTTCCAGGCATCAGCCAAGCGCAACCTGACGGACGCGGAGCGGAACCACATCAAGAGCACACTGGACGACGAGGAGCAGCGCCTGATCGACCGCTTTGGGAACGATGGGCCAAAGGGCCAGCGGCTGGGCTGGGAGGTGGATGACGCGGACGTGTGGGAGCAGCTCGCGTGGCGCCGGGCCATGATCGCCTCCGAGTTCAATGGATCGGCCAACAAGTTCCTCCAAGAGCATGCCAGTGACCCGGCCACATGCTTCCTGGCCTCGGGCTCCCCAGTCTTCGACCTGGATGGCCTGACCCGCCTGGAGCTGATGGCCCGGCAGCGCCTGCCCCTGTTTGTCGGGACCTTGGACCTGCATCCCAGTATGGGGGTCACGCGTCGGCCCGACCCGGGCGGATGGTGCCAGGTCTGGGAGGAACCGCGGGAGGGCATGCGTTACCTTGTTGCGGCGGACCCAGCCTCGGGCAAGAGCCAGACCGAATCCTCAGGCGCGGACGCACACTCGTTTCTGGTGGTGCGGGACACGTTCTTCGACCTCGCGAAGGTCCAGCACTCGCCGGCGGTCGTGGCCCGCATCACCCCGCCCTGCCAGGTCAACCCGGAAGCCTACGGGGCCATGCTGGAGGCCCTCTCGTGGTATTACGGCCGCTGCATGGTGGTGCCGGAGATGAACAACACGGGCGGGGGCGCCCTGATCGAGCAGTTGCGGAAGCGCGGGGTCCCGTTCTACATCCGCCAGAAGGTGGACTACGCCAAGCAGGGCAAGATCACGGCCTTCGAGGGCTGGCAGACAGACGAGCGAACCCGCCGGCTGATCATCAGCGAGCTGGCCTGGGCCATCCTGAACCACGAGATTGATGTCTGGTGCCCGCACGTGGTCTCGGAACTGAAAACCTTTGTCCGGAAGGAGAACGGGCGGGAGGAACACGCGGACGGGTGCCACGACGACGACGTCCTGGCGCTGGCGATTGGGCTGCACTGCCTGGATAGCGCGACCGTTTACGAGGCCCGGAACGCCCAGCAGCAACCCAGCATGCCGGATGACCGCTACATGAGGGCGGCCTTGCAGGGGGCACCGCGGGATGGCGGGACGTGGTAGCTGTTGACAAAACCGTCATCCCGACGTAGCGTCACGACAGGTCTTTGAAAGTCTGGGTGTTCAGCGGAGTGGGGTGCGGCGTGGACCGGAAATGCGCCGAAGCGAAAGCAGACACGCACAACACGGCGAATTGGATCGGGCGGAGTAGGTATGGCGAAGCTTGGTAGGCATGCACGACCGAAGACGTCCACCAGTGAGGCAACACACAAAACTGCCACGATTCGCAAAGCCAGAGCGTGGGTAGCGCCACGACACTCCACCCCGCTGGACACCGAAAGATGACTCAGTGGAGCGGCGCGTGGACAGCCAACACGCCCTGAACGAAAGCGTATGAGCCGAGTGTTCTAGGAACCAACCCACCTAGCGGTGAATAACAGCGCCTTGACCTAGCCGGACTAAATCCCGGCCCGCTCCCCTGAGTCATTTTGAAGGCATTGCCCCCATAAAAAGGGGCGGAGGAGTAGGGGAATCCACCCAGAGCAGGCGCATCCTGCGCGGTCCCTGAAGGCATCGTAAGTCCTCCGCCCCACCTTTTCCTCTGTAGGGAGAGACGGTCTCAAGCGATCCTCATAAGGTCGCCTCCGTTGGTTCGACTCCAACCCCTGCAACCACTTTTCCCCTCTCTGGGTGCAACCCAACGGTCCGCCTCGCAAACGAACTGGGAGCAGGGGATCGAACTTGCGCCTCCGCCTCGCATTGTAAGGCGGCCGGGCCAGCGGTGCCCGCAGAGAGGCAGGACGCAAAGTCTGAAGCTTGCCTCTCGTATTCATGCATCATCTCCGATGCGGAACCCCCAAAGGGAATCGTCGCGGCTCCCAAGCCGTCCCTGCGTGGGTTCTTCTTTTTCACCCCACCGAGCACGAGGGCCCGGGCCCCATCTCCCACTGGAGTTCCATCATGCCGCTTTCCGGGTTCGGGGCCATCCGGGGAGCGGTCACGAGCAGGAGAAGTTCCCCGTGCCACCAGTAGCGGGCGCAGTTCTGGCGATCCACGGTCTGGCTCAGCCCGCGGCCAATCTCTTCCCAGGTCGGGACGCGGCCCAGGCGGATTTCCAGCCGGCCAACCAACTCCAGATCAATCCGCTGGAGCATCTCCAGGCGGGCTTGGTGCGTGATGGATTCGAGTTTGGTCATTTTTTCGGGGCCAGCTTGTCGGCCAGGATGCGGAGGTGCTCCACGGTAATGCACCGACCGGCCCGCCACCAGATTTTGTTTCCCGCGATGGTGTAGGCCACGGGCTGGCGCTCCACGGATGCCTTGCGGGTCTGGAGGTATTCGAGCTGCTGGGCGATGGTGCGGGGCTGGAGCGTCCCGGCATCCGTAAGGAAAAACACCTGCTCGGCGATGTCTGCCGACATGGCCCCGTAGCGGAGGGGCACAATGTGGTAGCCCTCGCGGTAGTTCGCATGGAGGAACACGACCTCGTGATCCTTTTTCAGGAAAGCCTCCTGCCGGGTGCGCAGCCGGCGCTTGGATCGCTCCCGTGAGGCGTTGCGTCGATACCAGTCGGCCTTGCGGGCGGCTTCGGCCTTGGGGTCCAGGTCGGGTTTGGCCCGGCGGTAACGGGTGCGATGGTAGGCGGCGGCCTTGTGGTCTTTAAGTGGCATCGGGTAAGCTCCGGCAAGCCGTGTAAAGCCCTGTATAGGGGGCGCTTTCCGGTTGGGTCAATAGAGTTTTCACACTTCTACGATACGGAGCGGGCCGGGTGGCGTCAACTGAGCCTGGCGGCAAAAAATTCCCTTATGGGCCGGAAAAGAATGCCCATATAGGGCAAAATCTTCCATAAACTGTTGACAAAACCGCCAAAGAGCGGCACAACTTGCCCATGAGTCAGGTGCAAACCGACCCCCCGAAGGCGGACGGCCCGCAAGGCGCGTCCGAGAGCATTGAGTTGGCCGATCAGTTCGAGAACCTCGACGAGGCCCAGCGTGCGGAAGTGTTCGCACGCCTACAGACCGGCGCCAAGCAGCCGCAGGGCACCCAGCCCGCCCCAGGCACGCCCCCTCCCCCCCCCCACGAGACACCCCCGAACCCGGAACCTGCCGAACCCGAAGCCGACCCCTCCAACACGCCGAAGGGCGAGAAGGATGAGGTCCGGATCCGCCTCAAGAAATCGACCCTGACTCCCTACGAGTCCGCGGTGCTCGAAATCAAGAAGCAGAATCCCGACCTGAAAATGGAACAGGACTTCGAAGTCATCGACCGGATGGCGCGAGAAAAGGCCGGGCTGCCGCCCAGGACCACTCCCGCGACCCAGCCGCCCGTCAAGGAAGGCCAGGAACCGAAGAAGGATGAACCCAGCACCAAGCCGGATGCCCGCATCCAGGCCGTGCAGGACGAGATCACCAAACTGGAAGCCGATCTGGAGAAAGCCGAGGAAGACCTTGACCTCAAATCGTTCAGGAAACTGACGGAGGCCATTTCTGCCAAGAAGCGCGAAATCCAGACGATCCAGAGTGAAGCCGCGCAAGCGGCCCAGGAAGCCGACGCCCTCGCCGAGAAGGCGTTCCGGGAGCAAGCCGAGCCGTTCCGGCAGAAGGCCCTCCAGGAATACCCCGAGGCCGAGGCACAGGATTCCCCGCTCCGTCAAAAGGTTCAGGAAGTGATCGCCCGTTACGAGAAGGCCGATGACCCGATTCTCGACAGCCCCCGATGCGTCCTTGTGGCGACCGAGGAAGCTGCCCGGGAACTGGGGATACTGCCCCTCTCGCAACGCAAAGCCAGTGCTCCGACGCAAACCGAGCGGTTCTCGCCTCCCACGGGGCAGAAGCCGCCCTCCCCCCCCAACGATCCCCCAAAAATCGTTCCGGGGTCGGACCCGCTGGCTGCGCTGGAAAGCCTTCCAGAGCATGAACAGCACGCCCTGCTGGAAGCTGCCCTCTCGGGGGCGGCCCAGACCGCGCGGCGCTGATTCCTGACTCGGCCCTTTCTCGCCTGCCCACGGATTCTCCCTCCCGGAACTCAACCGGAGAAATCCAATGGCAGTTCAAGACATCAATGCACAGACGCTGGCGCAAGCCGCCGCCATGTCGCCCGACATCCAGGAGAAATTCTGGTCGCGCGACCTGGAAATCCAGGCCGCCAGCGAAGACCACTTCGCGGCCTTTGAAGGCCCCGAGGGTTCCAACAAACCCATCGCGCTCAAGCAGGAACTGTCCGCCGGCCGCGGCCAGGAAGTGACCTTCACCACGGTCAACCCCCTGCGCAACAAAGCCCGTGTGGGCGACCAGAAGCTGGAAGGGAACGAGGAAGCCCTCCGGCACGGTCAATACAAGTGCTATGTGGATGTGGTTCGCCACGCCGCTGGCCTCAAGATGACCGTCGAGGAGTTCACCGCCATCGGCGGCAAGCTCGACAACACCGCCCGCCAGCTCCTGGCCAAGTGGTTCGGTCAGCGCAAGCAGACCGCCATGCTGATCCGCCTCCTCCGCGCGGCCGAAGCCTCCGGACGCAACATCGTCCGGCCCGGCAACGCCACCACGGATGAAGGGCTGACCCTCAGCGACACCCTCAGCACCACCGCCCTGGAGACCGCGAAAGCCGTCGCCAAGACCAACGGTGCCCGCCCGGGTGAAATCGGCTATGCCGAGTCTGGCGCCCCGATCCACCGCTTCATGGCGTTCGGAACGGACTACGCCTTCGCCTCCCTCGAATCCTCGCCCTCCTACAAGCAGGCGGTGCGTGAATCCGATGTCCGGGGCAAGCAGAACCGCCAGTTCCTCGGCGGCCTGGTCAACTGGGCCGGTGACGCGCTCTACAACTTCAGCCCCGTCGATTCCGTCGGGACCCCGGTCGGCTGCCCGCTCCTGCCCAAGGCCTACCTCGGGACCGCGATCGCGGCCGGCACCACCGGCAACCTCGCGATCACCGGCGGCGGCAGCGCCACCGATGGTGACGACCTGAACGTGGACTACTACGAGTCGTTCCCGAACTTCGACTACCTGTTCTACCAGAACCAGACCCCCACGGTGTTCAGCACCCCGTTCTTCGTGGTCATCTACAACCTGACCGGCGCGGATGCGGGCAAGTGGGGCTTCTACCGCGTCCTGGCGAACAACGGGAACCGTCTCACGACCGTGGACGACAACGGCAACGGCACCACCGGGGCCGGCGCGCGCCTGGCTGCTGCGGTCAGTGGCAAGGCCAGCACCAAGATCGGGAACGTGACCTGGGATTCGGCTCGGAACACCGATGCCCACCCCCCGGGCTCGCTGGTCTTCCTGGCCAACAGCTACGCCGTCCCGCTCGGCTCCACCCTCTACCTCGGCGCCATGGCGGGCGTCCGGGCCTACGGCAGCATCCGCAACAAGCGGTTTGCCGACGGCCAGGACTACGGCATGGTCCGCGGCGTGGGTGCCATGAGCATCTTCGGCGAGGCCGCCGTCAAACGCTCGGACAACGTGTGCCCCAACTTCCTGGTGATCCGCCACGCGGTGGCGTATCCCGGAGTTGACCTCAACCTGTCCTGAGTCCTGTTGACAAAACCCTGAAAGGAGGGGTAGGGTAGCGCGAGCGCCCTGCCCCTCTCCATCAGGGGTTTGGAACCCTGAAAAACCAAGGAACCCACATGAACCTCATCCTGACCGTCCACAACCACCCCTACAACCAGCCGGCCCTCAAGTTTCCGGGCCGCTCGGGCAAGCAATACAGCTTCGTCTATCGCCGGGAGCGCGGTGCCCACGTCTATCAGCACAACACCAAGGTGCGGGACATCACGGGCGCCTACCTGACCCCCGAGGAGTTCAACGTGGTGGCGCAGGATATTTTCCTGTCGCCCTACATCGGGGAGACCACCGGGTGGCTGATCGTTCCCCAGGCCGTTGAGGAGGAGGCGAATCCCGAAAGCGAGCCTTCCGACCGTCAGCATGTCACCTTCTGGGAAAGGCAATCGGATGGCTCATACAAGATGCTTGAGCCCACCGAAAGCCTGCTGGCCCAACTGGCGTCCCAAGAAAAACCCGAGGAAAAGCCCGCCGATGAAACCCCGCAAGAGTCCACTGTCCCCAGCCCGACCGAACCCACCGAGACCCCCGCGGCAGAAAGCGGAGTTCAGCCGCCCGCCGTCGAGGACGCAGGTGATCGCTCTGGTGAGAGCCCGGCTGCGGGAAGCGTGGGAGAACTGGCGCAAGAAGGCCAAGAATCCGATGCCCCAGAGCCTGTTGACGCACCCCCCAAAGGTCAGCCCCAGGCCGAGGAGCCTGCCGCGGAGGTCGAAGTCACCGAAGCCGAAGCTCCCGAGCCCGTCGAAGCCCCGGAACCTCCAAGCCAAGGCATTTGCGGGCCGCAAGCCCGTTTCTCCAAAAACGGCCTGATTGACATGACGCTCGGCCAGCTCCGGGACCTCGCGAAGGCCCGCGGGATCAAGGGCATGCAGAACGCCAAGGAATCCACCCTCGTGGCCAAGCACCTCGAATGGCAGGCACAAAACCTCGGATGACATGACCCATGCCCGCCACCACACTCCCCCAGTTGCGTGACCTCCTTCTGGCCGACACCGGCTTTGAGGACTGGTCCCATTTGGTGGCGGTGGAGCAGACCCAGTTCTGCGGCATCTTCAACGCGGCTCTCCAGGACCTCTATACTGATCCGGGGGCCGCGTTCCTGCGCGAGCGCATTGAGCCCCTCACCACCACCCCGAATGTCGGGACCGTGACGCTCCCGGCCACTGTGGTGGCGGTCCTGGGGCCCATCGAGGCCCGCCGGGGGACGGACGAGGCGCACCACCTGATTGCCGTGCGGGACAACGCGGAATGGATCGACCTCCAGCGGTCCTACGAGCAATTGCCCTCCAGCAGCACCCGCGGGCCCAGCCACTACACCCTCCGGCTGACGGCAGGAGGCTACACCCTGGAGATTCTGCCGGTCCCGACGGCTGCCGAAACCCTCCATGTCCGGGTTGAGTCCTCCCCGCCGCGGTTCAGCGTGCCGGACCTCTCGGACGCGACCAAAAGCCTCCCTGGCATCCTGGACACCATGGCCGAGACCCTCTTCATCCCGTTTGCCCGCCGGCGCCTCATGGGATGGGTGCATTTCAGCAACCGGGAGGCGGCGCAGAGCATTATTTCCGATTTCCAAGCCGCCCAAGCCCGACTCCGGGACCTGAACCCGGCCCGGGAATCCGGCACCCGCCAGAAAATCCGCCCCTACGGACCCTAAATGAACCTCACCACCTTCAAAGGCGTCAACCACGACCGGGATTCCTCCGACGATCCCGCGGCGTTGCGATTTGCCGAAGGGGTCATGCTCTCGCCCCGGGGCGGACTCTCCCGGGCTCCCTGGGTCTCCCGCGCCTGGGACTTGTTCCGCCTCACGGACTACGCCTCCAGCCTTGGACTCACCGCGCAAGACCGCGCCTGCCTCCTGAAGGTGGAGTGTGGATCGGACGCGGCCCTCGTGGTGGTGGACTTCCAGCACCGCATCGGCCTCGGCTTCCAGTGGATCAAGGGCGGGAACGGGTCCAACCTCGGGGCCTCCGGCGCCACCCTCCAGGTCCTCTGGCGCCGCCTCCAGCCCCGCATGCGGTGGTTCTTCTCCGTCCGCCGCAACCAAGTGCTGATGGGCAACGGGGCCGACCCCAACCTGCTCTACGACATCGCGGCAGACTCGGTCCGGATGGTGGCCGGCCAGCTCCGCCCCCTGACCCCCATCGGGACGCCGGCCGGCGCCATCGAACAGGAGGGCGCCAACGCCACCCTCAACGCCTTCGGGTTGCGATGGGAAGCCCTCGAACCCCGTTTCGACCCGTCCGTCGAATACCCCTACCAGCGCGCCGCAGGGAACTACGTGCGGGTGAGCGTGGGCATCCACGCCGAAACATCCTTCCGGTCCACGCTCGAAGGCAAGGGCACCGCGGGCGAGCCCTACCATTACCGGCTGGCCGCTCCCGCTGCCGCCACCAATGACCAAGCCGCCGCCTTCGTCCAGCGTGACCCGAATGCCGCCGGGATCGTCCGCGCCACCGTCTTGACCGCGGGCGGGCTGGTCACGTTCTCGGAGGCCCGCCTGCGCGGGGGTCGCACGCAATTTGAGGCGCGCGATGTCTTCACCGGGCCGGATGTCGAGGTGGCGGCCACCTACTTCCGCCAGGGCGCCGCCGGCGCCGGCTTCGAGACCGTCCCGAGCGCGCTCATCAGCGTGCAGGGCGTGGGCGGCCAGCGCGTGGCCGTCACGGTCTCGGCCGATGCCGCCCCCGGGGCTGCCGATTACGATTCGATCCGCATCTACGTGGGGGAAAACAAGGTCACCCAGGAACCCGACCGCTACGAGGCCACCCCCAACGGCACCTTCATCATCGACCGCGGGGGCCAGACGGCCGAGAGCGCATTTGGCGGCCAGGGTTACCGCGGCCTGCGCCTCGCCCTGGAGGTGCCCAACGCCAACGGGACCTACATCATCGCGCCCTCAATGCTCACAGGCCGGGAGTTGAGCATCAAAAACCGCATCCCGCCGCCAAGTCGTGCCTTCACGTTTGCTTACACGCGCGAGTGGTATGGGGGCAGCGTTGCTGAACCGCGCCGGCTGGCCTACAGCCAGACCGCCACCGACGACCAGCGTTTGCCCGAAGGCGTGGGCGCCGGCGACACCATTGACCTACCGACTACTGACCCCCAGGACGCCCTCACGGCCCTGACCGACCTGGGCGGCTTCGTCCTGGCCTACAGCCGACGCAATGCCTACCGGATCGGGACCGATTTTTCCATCACCTCCGGTTCTCTGGTCTCCGGCCCACTGAACCAGGACTGCCTCGTCAACTGGTCGGATCAGCGCCAGCTCTTCCTCGGGGCGGACTTCAACCTCTACGAGGCGCGCCTGCCAGACAGCAACGATGCCGCGAGCAACGCGCCGGTCAGCACCCTGATGATCCCTGGCGCCGCCGAATACATCGCCCGCTTTGCCGACCGCACCAACCCCGGACTCTATGCCTGCTCGGTGCCCGATTACCGGAATCAACGTTGGTTCCTTTGGGTCCGGGGGCTCTGCGGGAAGCAACTCGGCTTCGTGGTCGATGTCGCGGCCCGCCAACTCACCGGCCCCTTCACGTCCGGCGGCTACATCTCGGTCTCCCTGCTCCCGGACGGCCGCATCATGGGCATCGACCTCGCGGGCAACCTCCGCCACTTCGATCCCGACCACCCCGCGAACCTCAATGACACCTTTGATGCCGGCGCTCCCGTCACCCTCCTGGACGGCACCCAGGTGCCCGGGCGTCTCATCGATGGCGAGGCCGTCGCGCGCGTGCTGGTCAATGGCCAAGGCCGCTACATCCGGCATGCCGCCCTCGTGACCGCCCGCACGGGCTGGCTGGCCACCCAGGATGACCGCCGCTCCTCCATCAAGGAAGTGGTGTTCCACACCGTGGCCGGCAGCGCGGGGCTGGCCTTCGTCACCATCGAGAACGAGCGGGGCGCGAAAGTGACCCGCTTTTACGGCGAGGTCCACGGCAAAACCTTCCACCGACTGCCCGTCCTGGTCAGCGGCACCGCCTTCCAGACCACCCTGCAAATCCTCTGCGGAGACCAGCGCCCCTGCGCCCTCCGCAGCCTCACCCTCAACCACTCACCCACCGGGAGAAACTAACCATGTCCGCCGCATCACTCGCCCTTGAAAATGACATCCTGAACAAAGAGTTCGGAGCCACCAACTACAGCCCGCCCGCCAGCCACTGGGTCGCCCTCTTCACCACCCTCCCGAACGAGGACGGGACCGGCGGCGTCGAGGTCTCTGGAGGCTCCTACGCCCGCCAGGAAATCGTCAACAACACCTCCAACTGGACCCCGAACCCCGCCACTGCCGGCCAGAAGTCCAACGCCAACGCCATCAATTTCCCCCCCGCGACGGCGGACTGGGGAATCATTGTCGGGGTGGCGCTCATGAGTGCCTCCAGCGGCACCGCCCTCCGCATCCTCCAGGCTGTGGCGGCCCGTGAGGTCAAAAACGGCGACACCTACAGCATTCCCGCCAACGGGTTTGTCATCACCGTGGAATAATGGCCTCACTCTCCCCCACTTGGTGTGAGCGCGTCCTGCGGAATGTGTTCCAGGGCGCGGCGCTCAATCAGCCGGCCACGGTCCATTTTGGACTGCTGGCGGACTACAGCGACACCCTTCCGGGCAGCGTCGCCCGCCACAACCTCACCGAGGTGGCGGGCGGCACCTACGCCCGGGTGGGCGTGACCAACAACCTCACCAACTTCCCTGGCGCCGCCAACCGGGTCAAAACCATGGCGGCCAACGTGACCATTAATGCCGACCCCGGGACGGTCGTGAAAGGCTTCGCCCTCTATCCAGACGGCTCAGACCCGATCCCAATGGCCTACGGCTTCCTGCAAGCCCCTGTCACGGTCCCGGCGGCCGGCAACCTGATACTGCGGGCCTCGGAATTTCGTCTGTCCATCACCGGCATGCCGAACGCAACCGCCCACCCCATCCTGGATGCCCTCCTCGGCGGTGCCACACCGAGTTGGCCCAGCTCGTTCCATTTGGCTCTGCTCCGCAGCATGCCGGCGGACGATGGCACCGGGCTCAGTGAGGCCAGCGGGACCGGTTACATCCGCCAAGCCCTGGGCCGCACCTCCGGGAATTGGCGCATCCAGAGCTACATCCGCGGTCAGCGGCCCGCCCGGGCGGCCTACCAGGTCACCGGCATCATCGGAATCGGGCCCGCTACTGCCCTGCTGACATACCCCAAAGTCGGGGCCAGTTGGGGAAACATCGGCGCACTCGGCCTTTACTCGGCCGCCAGCGGCGGCAATTTCCACTGGGGCGCCGATCTCGGGACCGTCACGCCGGTCGCTCAAGGCGATGATGTCTCAATCCCGATCGGGATGCGCGACGACAACGCATTCGATACGGGACTCGTGTTCAACCTCAATCTGGACTGATTTATGGCATCCATCCAATTCACCGGGCAGTTCCAGGCGGCCGTCTCCCTCGTGGGGGATGTCAACCTGAAAGAGGTCAGGGTGCAGGCCACGGTCTCAATGGCCTCGACCGTGACGCCACGCCTCCGTTTTGGTCCGACCGTGACGGCGGCGTTCAACGTCACGGCTCAGGTCGTGACCAAGTTGTTTCCTCCGGTCCTGGTATTGGCCACATTGCGCCTCACGGCAGCCGTAGCCTCCCGATTGGCCATGCGCGAAACCGTCTTGGCCGCGATCCCTGTCCGGGCCGAGGTGCTGCCCGCCCTGATCCCCGGCGGATTCCCCGCGGTGGGGGATGTTTTTCTCTACGAGGTCGAGGGCCGCGACTCGGCTCCCTTGTCCGCCCTGACCCCGCGGTGGTTTGCCCGCCGCACCGCCGGGGTAGATGCCTGCGATTGGACCGGCGGCAAAAAACCGGAGATGACCGATATGCCCACAACCACTATTGATTACGGCGCCCCCTACACCGGCCCCGGCACGGACGGCGCCCATCTCTGGATTGATGCCTGTCCCTTTGACCCCGCTGTCAATTACCCCAGCTCCGGCCCGCTGGATATTCAGGTGCTGCGCGATCTGCCCACTCCGTCCATTGGTGCTCTCGAAGTCGTGGGCAACGTCCAAGAGGGCGAAACCTTCAATAACTCGAAGGAGCAAGACGGCTTCATCGACGGCGCAAAAGGCGCCATCAGCTTCGGTGGAGTCGGCAGCAGTTCAGTCGTGAAAATCACGTCGCTGATCCCTGATACCCGCCAGGTCGTGCGCAATGGAGTGAATAAATTCCACGGACGCATCGACCACCGAGCCCAAGGAGAAATCAGGCTCACCGATTCCTCGGAGCGCCAGGGGGTAGCCTGCGGCTACATCGCCACCCTGCGGTCCGATGTCATCAAGCTGGAGGCACCTCCGGACAGCGGAGAAGCCCTCACGCTGCCCGACAGCCTGCGGTGGACCGCCGAGGTGTTCCTCTACATCGCAGCGAGCTGCAACCTCGGGCTGGACCACAACCCACGCCGCATCATGGCCCAATCCAGACTTACTGGAGAGACCGCCAGCAGCGGCGGCGGGCTCCTGCCCGTCCAGCGCGCCACCCTCACTTACGAGGCCCAAGCCAGCGATGATTTTTTGTCCAACACCACCGGCGGCAATTCGGCCTCATCATTCACCGGAGCCAAACTCCGCAACCCCAACTCCAAATCCAACATCACAGAACGGACGGTGCATTATTTCCTGATCCCCACCGTGGCCGGCAAAATGCAGTCCTACCTCAATGATCTGCGCGACAACCGGCTCCCCGGACTGACCACCGGGGCCTGGGCCTTCCCATGGTTCCGCGGCCCCAACCTCCGGGTCCGGAAACAAGGCAGCCGCCTCCAGTTCAGCATCCTGCCCGAGATTCTGCCCCCACTGGTGTGGGATGACCCTTACGTGGCCCGCCGCCTCATCAGCGCCGGCAACACCGTGACGGCCCTGTGAGCCTGGACAGCACCCTCCTGACCACCACCCGGCGGCTGCCCGGCGGGCGCTCCGTTTTGCTGATCGACCTGGCCGAGTTTGGCCGGCAGTCCATCCGCCGCATGTCGTTCGGCAGATCGTTCTCACCCCAGCACGTGATTGCGGCATCGGACCTGGACCTGAACCCGGGGGAACTACTCATTGGGGATTTCGACCTGGCGGGGCGATGGCCGGCCGGCGAGGTCATCACCGTCCTGCCCCCCACCGAGATCAACCTCCTGTGCAGCGAACGCGTGGTGCCCTGCATCCGAGGCTGGCTGGCCCTCGCGCTGGGCTACTCCCTGCCCGACCGCAACCCCGACGCCCCCCGGCCCTCCGGCGATGGCACCCGCGGGTGTGCAGGGGCCCAGATCGCCGCAGAGGAAGAAGCGGACAAAGTCCTGCCCGTCTCTTTCCGCATCGAGATGCTGGGCCCGGTGGACGACGACATCCGCATCCAGATCGATGGCGTCACGGTCTTCAACCCCCGCCGGAACCTGGGATGGTATGAGAGCCCCATCGTGGTCGAGTGGTCGGACTCCGCCGCACTCATCCCGCCCGACCTGCCCGTCCGCCCGGAAATGAGAATTGGCAGTGAGGTAACGATTGATGCGCTGGATGCCTGGGGGCTCAACGCCACCACAGCCCGATGGAACGCAGCGGTGCTCTACAGCGATTCCACCACCCGCTACCACACCGGCGGCTTTGTCCTGGCCTTTGCCAGTGTCTCCAGTCCCCGAACCAACTTCCCCGCCGACTACCAGATACCTCCAGGTTTCACCGGCGCCACCCCCACCGCCGGCAACGGCCCGCTCTACGGCCCATGGTTTGAAACCTACACCCCGCTCGGGGGCTTCACGCTTTAGGGCGCTTGCCCTTCCGGACCGCTTTCATGATTCGGGACCGCTCCTCGGGCGGGATGCCTTTCCAGCGGGCCCGGGCGGACCGACGCTGCATCCAGCGCATGACCTCGCGGTCGGGCGGGTCGATTTTCGGCAAAGGCTTGCGGGTCTTCATGTTGTGAATTGGGTTAACCGAACTGGTTATGCGACTGGTGTTGTAGAATCACTGTTCGATGTATGCCTGGCGGCGATCTTTTTCATCGCTCGGTCGATGGCTTGATAGAAGTCTCTCCAGTCCTCTACGGTCCATTCTTCCTCACGCAGGTTTTTGACCACGTCCCATGCGTCCCGCCGTTTCCGTTTGGCTTTCATTTTGTGTAGGGGATGCGCTTCTCGCAGCGCATGCAGTTCCATGCTCCATCACGGCACGCGCCAGCACACGGCACGCCGGTCCAGCAAAAACATCGAACCATGCGGTTGAGCCAAGCGGCCACACGCTGGCGCAGTTTTATCGTCATTTGCTCGTCCTTTCCTGTTTGGCCTTATCGGTGGCCGCTGGCTCACCTTGGGTGTTCGACTCTTTTGCGATCTCTTCCTTCACAATGTCCTCAATGGTGAGTTGATTCATTGTGTGTGGTGCGCGCTGAGCGGCGTAAAGCAGAATGCGATGAGAGATACGGGCTTCCACTGGCCAATTTGTTGGCGGATTAAGGATACCAGGAAAGCCCTTGGCGTCCCGTTTCCCATCCTTGACCCGCTCGACCACTGCCAGCAGATCGTCCGTGGAGAGCATGCATGGATCATCCAATCCAGGCGGGAACCATGCCCCGCAGTGCTCATCCCCACAGGCGCAGCGGGTGAAGCCCAGCGCCTGGGCCACGCGCTCCCATTGGGCGTTCAGTGCCTGGATGTGCTCCCGCAGGTCGGTGTTTTCCCGCTCCATCTCGCGGGCGAAGGTCGTCATGTTTTGCGGGTCCATCCACGGTCTTACAGCCTGCGCATCCGTCCTCGGCGTGTCGCTCATGCCCAGACCCTACGGCCCACGACCCGCTACGTCAACCGGATTCTCTGTTGACGCAACCGGCAAGGGTCATTTGAGCTGAGACGCCTGGCGGATCACGATCTGGGGCTTGCCGCGGTAGGTCTGGATGCGGCCCCGCACCGTCACGGTCTGGCCCTCCAGGTCACGCAGGCGGGCTCGGGTGAGTCCGTCCGGCAGGGAGGGGCCAAACACCACGGCCGTGAAGCTGTGGTGGGGGTAGGGGGCGCCGAAGTTGAGGAACACATGGCCCCCGCGGGAAAAATGCACGTTCGCGACCTCGCCCCGGACCGCCGCCTCCCGCCCCACCTGCCGGGCCGCTTCCTCCGGCGGGATCGTGCCGGAAAAGCAGCCCAGCACCAGCAGCCCCAGCAGCGCGATTAGGGGGAGTTTCATGGGTCTTTGAACCATCTATGAAACTCCGGGCAATACATCATTGGCATCCTGCCCAAGGGATAATCTTTGTGATGTATCCAGTCGTATTTGCTCAACTTTCGGTCCCGGATCAGTTCATAGACTTCTGTCCAGTTCAGCTTCCGGGTTGGCATATCCGGACGAAGCAAGGTGTATTCGCAAGGCAGGGGTTCATCTGGGTCGCTTTCTTCGTCGGTATCTATTGGCTGCGACTGCGATTTACGTCCCGAAAGAATGCTGTTCATGGCGTCTGAATACTTTCGGTGCCACGTGCGGGCGCCCATGTGCCACCCTAGAATGGAGCCTCCCGAAGCCACAAAAAAGATGATGAAAAATCGGCGCGTTTTACGCTCTTCCGTAAGATGAACGTTTACTTCATCAATGACCTCACCATTCCCAAACGGAGAGTGTTCGCGGATTTCGCCCGAAGGCTCGCAGAGAATGAAAGCCAAGACCATTGCGCATAAGATCGCGCATGAATGATAGATGTAGGGACGATCAATAGTTGATTCAACCGCTTCCTCCCCAAGCTTGTAGGGTATATAGCAAAGTAAAACCGCGAGGCCAATTTGAACCAAGACCAGGCCTGCATCCATTGCGGCACTCAGAGTATCCACAGCCCAACAACAACCTAGAGAACACACCAAGACAATCTTTTTCTTGACGCTTGCCATTGTGGCAAGTATGGTCTCGTAAAGAAACCCGGCCCTCTCGCAAAAGTTGACCGGGTTTCAACTACCACAACCCCTATGAAAGGATCGCTTCGTCATGAAGAGACTACGCCATGAGCGCACGAAAAGCAACTCCCATCCCGGATCTACCCCAGCGGCTCAAGAACCTGCGGATGAAACACGCCCTGACCCAGTTCGAGGCGGCGGAACGGTGGGGAGTGAACCCTTGGACATGGATCAAGTGGGAGAACGAGGCATCTCACCCCACGGGGCTGGCCCGGACGGCATTATTGCAACTTCTCAAGGCAGAGGGCTGCTGATTCACGTCACCCCGGAGGAAATGAGGGGACTCAAGGCCCTGGCCGGCTGGGATGAGTGCGAGGTCGAGACCTGCGCGGTCCGGCTCATCCGCTCCCTCCTGCCTTCCGCCCTGGACACCATGGCGCAGGACGCCGCCAACCTGATGGGGGCGCAATAACATGCTGACCGCACCCGATGGCACGCCCGTCCCCATGGAGATGGAAAACTTCCGGCTCTACCTCGGAAACGTGGGGCACATCTGCATTGAGCAGAACATCGGCGGGGAGCAGGAGACCGTCCTGGTCCACCCGCTCCAGGTCCCGGCCCTGGTGGAATGGCTCCGCTACATCGTGGCCATCAATTACCCGGAAATCACCGTCTTGCCCGCCCCCGAACCTCAACCTGCCATCAAGGCGATGGTCAATTAATCCAAGTTTATGGCAAAACTTAGAAAATTCAAAATTCTTAAATGGCCTGACGCGCCATCACCTGAGCAAATCATCTTTGACTACGACTTGCAATGCAGTTGCGGCAAGGAGGTGATTCTACCGGTTCGCGCGGGAACTGTTGCAATTGCCAGATTAGGCATGGGTTTAGTTTACGACTATCGCCCCAAGAATCACATACCTCACGAGATTCAATGTCCTTGGTGCAAAAAACAATATGTAATTGATGACGGAAAAGAAGGAGAATAATTATGTTCGGAAAGATATTTGAGTGCTTGTTCACGGGCAGCATGGTTGGCGCAGGAACGCACGTATTCGCTGTATGGAGTTATGTGATTGCCAATACAAAATCAGACGGACACGTGGAATTAAACGCCACCATCTTGGCGGCAATTCTAGGCGATAAATCTGAGCGGATGCAGGAGGCTATTGATTACCTTTGCGCGCCGGATCCTAATAGCCGAACTAAAGACGAGCAGGGACGAAGACTGATCAAAACCGGAGAATTTTCTTATTTTGTTCCCAATCACAAAAAATATAGGGAAATGCGCAATGAAGAGGACCGCAGAGCCTATTTCCGCGATAAGAAAAGGCAGCAACGCCAAAGGGAAAAAGAAATGTCACGCCAAACGTCAAAGACTGTCAAAGACATGTCAAACATGTCCACCCATACAGAAGCAGAAGCAGAGACAGAAGAAGAAGCATCCGTCTCCCCCGCGCATTCCTGCGGAATGGAAAACCGTGCCCCAGACCGAGCCTGAGGTGGACGCCATCCGGGATGCGGTGCTGGCGGATGGTGCCCGCTTTTTCCCGAACATCCCGCCCAAGTTCATTGAGGTCGTGACGCTGGACTGGAGTTCCCGCCTGGGCAAGGACGCGCAGGGCCGGGGAAAATCCATCTGGTCCTACGTGACGCGCCGCTGGGGCTACGAGCAGAAGGACTGGAAGTCCGGCACGCACTCGATCCAGTCCGGGCACTTCGACCCCAAGGCCCCGCACCAGTGGAAACCCTCCTGAAAACGGCACCCTGCCGGCGTCTTCCATCGCGCTACCGGAATCCGGTAGTGGACTGGGAGCGGCCCGGTAGCGGAAAAATTCCGCCGAAACCCGAAAGCCTGTTGACAAAACCCTTATGCCCGGCCATATCTGGACCATGCTCCCTATCACGTTTACGCCCATGGGCGCAGGCACTCCCAGCTACGAGCGCAACCAGCGCCGCCGGGACGCCCGCCGGGCCGTGAGGGACAAGCAGTCGCTTTTTGCCTCTGGCCAGCGCCGCGCCCGCCGGGCCGAGCAGATTCTGGCCGGTCTGGACTCCGCCCCCATGGGCCGCAGGGACAATGATGTGGCGCGGGCGGAAAAACTCTTGGTCGGGGCCGCAGCCGCAGGATCGGACGGAGCCCTGAATGCCTATCGGGCCAAAAAGCGTTTCGCCTCCTCCATGGGGGACCCTTTGGCCCCGCCGACCGCCCAACCCGCCTCCCAAGCTGCCGCCGCACCCGCCAGCACCACCCCCGACCCGCTCGCGACCCGCGAGCAGGGGGAATACACCAACCCCCGGACGGGTGAGGTCATGATCCGCACCGTCCGGAACGATGGTCAGGAGAGCTACAGCGCCCCCATCCGGACCCGGGCCCGCAAGTTCAATCTCGCGCTTGGGGGCATGGTCTATGGCGACGCCCCCGGGGCTCTCATCGACCCCCAGAACCCGATGCTTTCCGACTCTTCCGCCGCGCAGGTGAAAACCGCAACGCCCACCAACCCCACCCCCACGCCCGCAGGCACCAGCCCGCAGGCCGTGCAGCCGCGCCCCCGCGGCACCATCAATGGCGTTCCGGTCCCCGGAACGGGTCTTGCTCCCGGTGAACGTTCGATCAACGGCGTGGTCCTCGCTCCAGACGAGGAACTCGATCCCGCGACCGGCGCCAAGCGGAAGAAGCGCAAGTTCAGGATGGGCACGGACCCGCTGGCAGCCCCCGCGGTCGCGACCTCTTCCTGAACCGCATGGCCACTACTCCTCGCCGCCGCTACCGCACTCCCGCCGATCCGTTCGCCGCCCCGTTCCGGGGTTTTGGCGCCCTCCAGTCTGATCTGGATGAACAGCGCCGCCAGCAGGAGGAAGAAGCCGCCCGTGAGGCGGCCCGGCAGGCCAAGGAGCAGGAAGCCCAGCGCCGCGCCCAAGAAGCTGCCGCCAAAGAGCAAGCCCGCCAGGAATCCAGCCGCGCGGCCGCCGAATCCCGCCTCCTCAAGGCCCAAGGCGTCCAGACCGATCTCCAGCCCGAGACCCTCCCAGATGGCCGCACTCTGGTGCGGGCCGTCCCGCGCAAGGATGAGCAGGGGAATGTGCTCTACCCTGAGCGCCCCCTAAAACCCTCCGAGTTCGGGACCGTCCAGCGGGATGGCGTGACCTACCGCGGGCGCCAAGACCGCTACGGCCGCCACGTGTTCGAGGTGGACGAGAAGGCCCAACATGCCGCCCTGTCCCGCCAGCAGGACGCCGACTTCGACCTCCAGGACGCCCAGACCGCCCAAGAGATCGCCAGCCTCCGGGGCCAGTCCGATGCCGCCCGCCGGCGCCTGCGTGAACTGGAAGACGCCGCCAAGGCGGAACTGGATGTCACGGGCATCAATCCCGATGACGAGCCCGCCTACCAGAAAGCCCAGCAGGAGCACACCGCCCGCGTGGCCCAGGCCAAGAAGGACGCGGCCGAGGCTCGCCGCCGTGCCGCCGAACTGGAGGACCAGATCAACGCCCGCGAGACCGCCGCCGCCGGACTCCGGGTCCAGCGCGCCCAAGTCCGCCGCCAGAGCCTCACCGGCCCCGCCGCGCCCGCGCAAGACCGCACCGCCCTCAACCAGAAGGCCCAGGACCTCGCGGGCCGCCGCCAAGCCCTCCAGGAACGCGCCGCCGCGGTCCAGGAGACCCTCGCGCGCCTCGACACCTCGGACCCCGACCAGCTCGCCACCTACCAGACCTGGCAGGACCAGCTTGACCAAGAAGCTGCCGCTCTGGATGCCGAGGACGCCACCTTGGCTGACGAGATGGAGAACTGGACCGGCCAGACTTCCGCCGCCACCGCCTCCGGGCGCGTGCTCACGCCCGAGATTGAAGACCCCGCAGCCCCGGTCCCGATTCCCCCGCGCCTCGCGCCCGAGACGGCCGCTCTGAACCGGGATGTGGAGCAGTTCAACGCCACCGCCCAACAGATCGAGGAAGCCCGGCAGGCCGGCCAGGAAGTCCCGCCCGAGCAACTCCAGGCCCTCCAGAGCCAGCAAAAGACCCTCGCGGCCCGCACGGACGCACTCAAGAGCCGCGCCCGCGGGATGCAGGCAGGCGGGACCCTCCTGATCCCCGGACCCGATGGCCAGCCCGTCCCGATGGTTTCCCCAGCCCTTGCTGACGCGATGGGGATCAATCAGCAACCCGATCCCGAGACCCCGGAAGACTTCCTTGCCCGTCTGGATGGCGAGCAAGCCCGCGATGCCGCCCTCCTGAGCGCCCCCGAGGGCGCCCCCACCAGTGACCGGGACGCCTCCGCACTCCAGGAAGCCGAAAGACTGGAGCAGGAAGCCAACCAGATGCAGCGCCGCGGGGCCGGCTTGTCCGACCGCGGGATGCAGCGCATGGAGGAAAAAGCCAACCAACTCCGCGCACAAGCCGCCCGACTCCGGGAAGCCCACGCGGCCAAGCCCGAGCAGGCATTTTTTAAGACGGCCAAGCCGGTTATCAACGGCAATATTGACCTCAACAATCGTCCTGTTGTGCAGAATAAAGACGGAACAATCAGCACCGTGCGGAGCATCTCTATTGGCACAGATAAAGGAGAAACTTTAATCCCCACCGTCTCTGAAGATGGGCGGGTTCTATCCGACGAGGAAGCGATTCAAAAATTTAAGCTCACAGGGAAGCATTTAGGGGTTTTTAAGACCGAGGAAGATGCCCAAGCCTATGCGGAGGCGCTACACAAAAGCCAAGCCGCAAAATATGTGAGGCCAATGCAGGGCCCGGACCGCGAGGCCTTTGCCGCCAGCCTCCGGGCTGGCTTGGAAGACGGGCGGCTGGATGAAGCCACCGCCCACCAGCAGATCGCGGAGGCCGAGCAATCCGGGCGCCTCTCCACCCTCGACCGCGCGGCCCTGGAACGCAACCTCTTCGGCATCGAGCCCCTGAAAGGCTCCGTCACCTCCACCGCAGAACTCGCGCGCGAGGCCATGCGGCTCAACCTCCCGGACGCGAAGGAAGACGAGGTCCTGTCCGCCCAACTCGACGCCGCCAGCCAGTGGGTCCAACAAAACAGCCACAAGGCCGGATTCAACCGCCTCGCGGCCTTCGATGCCCTGGAGGAACTCGCGAGCCAGCGGAACGAGAGCTTTTTGAAAGGCACGGGCCAAGTTTTGGGTAGCATGGCTGGTATGCTGAATGTGGTTGCAAAGGGCAACGTGAGCGCCTTTGCCTACACGATTGCTGCCGCCTCGCTGGCCAAGAAGATGGGCCGCCAGGACCTGGCCAACAAGATCGTGAACGAGGGATGGGTCAGCCTCACCCCGCAGGAAATCGAACTTTTCAACCGCCGCTCCAAAGAAGACATCGAAGGGCTGAAAAACCAGCTCAACCCCTGGAACCAGCCGAACTTTTCCGCCCTGCGCCGCGATACCGAGGCCCTCAAGCAAGCCGTCCGGAAGGGCGATGACGCGGCCATCGAGTCCCTCGCGGGCCAGATCGCCGAGACCGCATGGAAGGCCAACGGGTCCCGCGGGGATGTGCAGCAGTTCGACATCCTGCGCGATCCCGACCTTGCGCCCCTTCTGGCCGATTACGCCGCCACCGGGAACCCGGAATCCTTTGAGCAACTCCGCGGCATGCTGGCCCAGGCCAAGGACTCCGAGGCCCGCCGCCTCATGGTCGATGTCGCGAACCACCTCCGGGACAAGTCCGCCCGCCCGGACAACCCCGTCACGTCCGCCCTCAAGATGGCGCCCGGGCTGGATAGCATCACGACTGGATTTCAGGAGGGATGGGAGGGGATGAAAATTGCAGGGGTCAAAGAGTTCGCGATTGAGGTAGCGTCCGATGTCATCGGTTTGGCGTTTGGCGGCGTCCTGAAAGGCGCCCGCCTGGCCTCCGTGGGGAACCGCGCCACCAAGTGGGGCCGCGCCCTCGGGTCCAGCACCCGGGCCGTCACGCGCATGCAAGGCCGCCTCGCCAGCCTGGAAGAACGCCTCGCGGCCGCCACCACGCTCCAGACCGGTCCCGGGGCCTCCCGGTTGGCCCGCATGGCCGCCCCCGTCCTGAACAACCCCATGGTCCGCGGTGGCGCCGCCGGGAGCCTCGGGGAGGGGATGGAGGAAGCCCTTGGGGCCATCACGGACCAGGGCGGCACCCTGGAAGACGCCGCCGAGGCCTTCACCACCACCGCCGGCCAGATGCTCCTCGTGGGCGGACTCTCGCCCGTCTCGCTCGCGGCCGTGGGGGCCGATCAGTATGTCCGGGTCCAGGAAGCCGTCGCGGACCGCGCGTTCGTGAAGCAGAACCGGGACCTTTTCCCCCAGGCTGCCGACGAGGCCGCCGCCCTTAAGCTCTGGCAGAGGGCCAAGGACATCGCTCCGCAAGTGGCTGCCGCCCGGATGATCAAGGAGATGGCCGGCCAGTCCAGCGAGATCGTCCGGCTCCAGAAAGAACTGGAGACCGAGACCCGCGGGCCCGAGCGCCGCGGACTCCAGCAGCAGATTGAGGTCCTGAAAGCCCGTCAGCAGGCCGCCGGCGGGATCGCGCACGCGATGATTGAGCAAGCCATCCGGCAAGACCGCGCCCTGGAGGCCATCCAAGACTTTTACATCCACAAACGCGCCCGCGCGCTCGTGAAAGCCGGGAATGGCCGCCTCCTGACCGCCAGTGAGGAAGCGCTGGTCCTGAACGCTCCGGATGGCCAAGCCACCCCGGATGCCCGCATCCAAGATGGCCACTACATCATTTCCGACGAGGCCCGCCAGTTCCTCCAGAGCCTAGACCCCGAACTCGTGACCTTCATCCCGAGCGAGCAGGCGCAACTCGAGAGCGTCGAGGCCGCCAAGGTCCAGAAAACCCGCGCGCCGCGCCAGCCCAAGAAGTCCCGTGCCGCCAAGGCTAGCCCGACTGCGGCTAGCCAAGAACCGGCCAGCCCGCCGGCCACAACCTCTTCGCCGGACGCCCAGCCGGGCGCCCCAGTCCCCTCGTCGGAGCCTGCCCCGCAGGATGCCCCGGCCCGTCTGGCGACCGATTCACCCACCACCACCCCGCCCACCAATGAGCAAGACCTACAAGGACAGCCCGCAGGCCAAGAAGCGCCCCGGCCCGCAGCGCAAGGGACCGGACAAGCCGTGGTTCCGCAAGAATCAGCACCACAAGCACCTCAGGCGCCCCCAACTCCTGCCGGAACTGTCAAGGAATCCTTGACACCTGCTCCCGAGCCTTCCGCCCCCAACCAAGGACCAGGGACCAAGGACCAAGGACGCTTCCGCTTCACCCTCCAGAACCAACGCGGGACCGGCCAGACCACCCGCGAGATTAACGCGCCATCCGCTGATGCGATCCGGATTGCCCTGATTGGACGCGGGGTCCGGGAGCAGGACATCCTCAGGATTGAACCCATTTCCAGCCCGACCCCTGATGGCCAACCACTTACCCCGGAGGCCCCCGATGTCGTTTCCGACTCCATTTCCACATCCGGACAGCCCGTTCCTGACCGCCCAGCACCTGCGGAAGCTCCGGAAGTCCGCCCGGCAGGCCAGCAAGCCGCCCCTGCACCTGCCCCCGCTCCCGCGGCCAACCCGCTTGTCGCCCAGGCCCTCGAAGCCCTGAGGCCCTTCCGGGCCGTCTTGGGCGAGCCCATCGTGACCCGCCAGGTCTATTTTGGCACCGGCCGCATCCTGACGGCCGAAGAGTTCGATGCCCTCCCGGATGCCGAAAAAGCCACCTTCCAGGTTTTCCCCAACGGGGGCATCCCGGTCACGAGTGATGGCCGGGTGTTCATCGCCACCGATTCCCTGATCCCGAACCTCCAGTCCTTGCCCGAAGCCGAGCGCCCGGCCCTCCTGTCCCGCATCATCGACGAGGAGTTCAAGCACATCGCGATCTTCCGCGCCACCACCCCGCAGGAGCGTGTGGCCCTCTGGGAATCCCTCCCGGGTGGCATCAAGGAACGGGTCATCACCAGCTACTTCACCGCCGCGGTCGCGGCCGCCGGCGGGGACTGGAGGGCCGTCCAGGTCCCGGCGGACAATGCTGCCAACGAGTTCCTCCGGATGCTCCTCCAGGCCCGCGAGGGCGGGGCCACCTCCGAGCAGATCGGGATCGCACGCGAGGTCGATGCCTACGCCCGCCAGAACCCCGGCTTTGCCCGCCAGTTGGCCGAAATCCTCCAGAAGATGGCGGACTGGCTCCGGAACGAGGTCCCGCGACTCCTGGGGCAATCCCCGGAGGCCCGCCAGCGGGTTGAGACTGCCGTCCAGCGCATCGAGGCCGAACTCGCCCGCATGAATGCCGCCCTCCACCCGGACCTCCACACCGTGGATGGCGTCACGTTCCCGTCCCGCTTCATCCCCGCGGCCGACATCGCCACGATCACGAAGCGGGACCAAGCCCGCCCCGAGGACCCCGCCGTGGTGGCGGACTACCGCCGCCGCATCGAGGCCGGGGAGGACGTGGGGCCCGTCACGGTCTTCCGCACCGCCGTGGGGGACATCGTGCAGGATGGCAACCACCGTTTCCTGGCCTACCAGCAGGCCGGGCGCGAAAAAATCCCCGTCCGGTTGGTTGACGCCGAGGGGGCCCGCCCCGTAGAAATCACAGAGGATGGCCAGATCGGGAACATCAAGCTCTTCGAGTTCGAGACCTTTGCCGACCTCCCCACCATTGGAGCCTACCATGAAAACCGAAGGAAAAGTGAACCCGAACGCCAAGGGCAAGTCCCGGATGGTCCGGATAACGCCGTCGATGCGGAAACTGATCGACCGCAAGAAAGCCGAGATGCCGCCCGGCCCGAGCCCCGACCCCTGGATCAGCCGCCCGCATCCGGACGAGCCGAGGCGGTAGCGCCGTCGCTGAATCTTACCGGAGCGCAGGCAAACATCCCGACGCTCGGCACCACAGCAACCCAAATCTGGGAGGCATGGAAATCCGCATCCAAAAACCCCTTCCCCGGGCAAGTTGTGGTGGCGGATTCTGGTGTAGGGGACTATCAATGGTCTGGGGATACGATGGAGCGTGTCTTCATGAGCCGCGCAAACAGCATGACCACTGTGCGGGAGGCCACCCCGAAAGAGCGACAGTTGGTCTGGGATGCCATGATGCGCGGCCAACTGCAAATCGAACGCCGCTACATCACGGGAACGGGAGAATGGACGGGAGTGAACCGCGGGCAAACCGCCCAAGTGTTGCATCAAGCGACGGCTGAGCCACTTCCCGAATTTCTGGAAACCGAAGAAGGGAAAATTTGGGCCGAGCGGGTCAACTATCGGAAGCCTGATGCTCCCAAGGACCAAGGACCAGGGACCAAGGACGCCGCGCCCGGCGCGGCCGTGACCATCAACGGCAAGCCCGCCGTGGTGGTGAAGCCCGTCATGGGCATGATCCGGGTCCGGTTCCAGGACGGGAAGGAAAAGAACGTCCCGCCCCAGGACATCCAGCCCGCCCCCGATTCTCCCGACATCCCGCCGCTCGCCGGGGCCAAGCCGGCGCCGGCTCCGTTGCAGGGGGTCGAGCACCCTCAGTGGCGGGCCAAGTTAAGGTCTCTGGATGAAGGAAAACTGGAGTCCAATCAGCCCATCTATCTCGGGAACGTCAACCGATTGTGGTCTGCCATGGGAGCCCAGCCTGGATTGATGTTTGCCGTCTCGCCGCAAATCCTCAAAAAAGTGCGCGATAAGCACGGGATCCCGTTGTCCCGTCTTGAATCGCTCCACGCTTTACTGTCCAGCCCTGTGGCCGTTTTCGCCAATCCTTCCACAAATCCCCAAGCCACGGCCACGCACCTGGCGCTTCTCGACATGGCGGATGGTCAGGGACTTCCAGTGGCGGCGCTCGTTCAGGTGGACCGCCCTTCCGGCAACATCCGGGTCCATGACCTCAACAGCCTCTATGGGCTGGACCGAAGCGCCGGACGGGTCGAAGAATGGTTTGGGCGCAACCTCGCGCGCTACTTGGACGCCGACAACAGAAAACCCGGCGCGTTGAACGACTCCTTACTGCGCCAGTTGCAGGCAGAGTCAACGAACCGGGCTTCTGACAAGACCCTACTCCGGCCCTTCGATTTTGTCAACCCGGACACCCCCGTGGTGCTCCAGACCGACCGCGCGACCCTCACGGGGCCCGGCATCCAGATCGTGGGGCCGAAAGCCTTCCACGGCACCCCGCACCGCGTGGACCGCTTCACCACCGACAAGATCGGGACTGGCGAGGGCGCGCAGGTCTATGGCTGGGGACTCTACTTTGCCGAGAATCCCGAGGTGGCCCGCCAGTATCGGGAAAACCTCTCCTACAAGGACATCGCCCAGCGGTTCCTCAAAGTCATTCCCCAGGACGCAGACGCCACAGAGGCCATGGGAATGATCGGCACCGGCGCCCTCACGCCCGCGCAAGAGCGCGTGCTTCGCGCCTTGGAGGCAGAGGATTGGCTGGGCTTCGATTACCCAGCCCAAGCCATCACGGCCGCCTACCGGGACCTCGACAACTTCGATCCCTCAGAAGAACTCCGGGCCGCCGTGCTGGCCAGCGGCAACCTCTACACCGTCAATCTCAAGGTCCAAGACGATGAGTTGCTGGATTGGGACAAGCCCCTGAGCGAGCAGAGCGAGAAGGTCAAGGCCGCGATCCAGAAGATGGGCAGCCGTTTCGCCGAAGCAGCCAGCAGAGTGGCTGCGGGCGAGCGTGCGCGCGATGTTGCGATGGATTACGGAATGAATGCTTTGGACCTCATGGCCAACAATGGAGGCGGGCTTTACAACCAAATTGCCCGGGAGGCAGGAGGAGAAGCCAAGGCGTCTGAGCTCTTTGCACGATCTGGCATCTCCGGGCTCCGCTACCTTGACGGCGGAAGTCGAGGCAAGGGTGAGGGCACCCGCAACTACGTCATCTTCGACGAGTCCAAGATTGAGATTCTGGAAGAGAACGGCCAGCCGCGCCGCCCTTCCGAGTTCATGGCCGCCTCCAAACCCGCCCCCGCGAGCCCGGACCAGATCGCGCAGCGCCAGCGGGCCGCGGGACTCACGGTCCAGGGCCTTGTGCAGGACAACCTCGGGCTGGCCTATCGGCTGGCGGACCAATACCAGAACATCGGGGGCGCGTTCGCGGAAGAATCTCCCGGGATCGGCCCCAACCAAGTGGGGCGCGGGGAAAACGACATCCGGGCCGAAGCCCGCCGCGGGCTCCTCCAAGCCGCCCGCACCTATGACCCCACCCAAGGCGCCCGGTTCAGCACCTGGGCCTGGCAGGTCATCAGCAACCGCCTCAACAGCCTCTATGGCACCGCCGTCAAGCAGCGCGCGGAAGAAGCCACCCTGGATCAGGACAACATCGATGAAGAGGGGACCCTGCGGGAATCCGCCAAGGAGCAGATTCCTGACCCCGCCGCGCCCGACATCCCGGGCACGCTGGCCCGTCAGGAGACCTCCACCGCCCTGCGCCGCGCCATCGCGTCCATCGAGGCCCCGCGGGTCCGGACGGCCCTGGAGGGCGTGCTGGCCGGCAAGACCTACGAGCAGATCGGCCAGGACCTCGGGGGCATCACCCGCCAGGGCGTCGAGAAGATGATCTCTGTCTCGCTGGGCCGCCTCAAGACCGCCCTCGCGCGCCAAGGCATCAAAGGCATTGACGGGCAGGGCATGGTCGTGGGAAATAAGCCCGTGCCTGAACCAGATCGGGCCGCCCAACCGCAGGACAGCGCATCACTCCCCGGGGCGGATTTGAGTGAGCAGGACGCCCGCTATCTGGAACTTGCAAAAGACCCTGAGACAAACAAGGAAGAGTTGCAGCGCATGGTGGATGAGGCCGCGAAGGCGGCGGGGATGTTGGAATACTTCCGTGCTGGAACCGCTGATGAAATTGGGGTTAAAGCGTGGGCATTGTTTACGCCTGACGAATCCACGGCGGCAGAATACACGGACAATCCCGGCTTTGGCGGAGATGTCTTGCGAAAAGTTTTTGTCAAACCAAGCCGAGTATTAAATGCTGACGTGCGCAGCAGGGCAGGAATGCAGGAGATGGCGGATGCTATCGCATGGGGGGATCAAGACTGGCTTTCCGATGGTTGGCAATACCCGTGGGAGGAAAGCCGGAAAGTAAAGGACGCGATTGAAGCGGCGGATTTTGATGCCGTGCAATACGTTGACGATTTTCCACCCGGAGCCACTACGATTGTTTTCACTGGTAATCTTTCCACATCCCAAGTCAAAACCGCCGACCCCGTAACCTACGACGACGCCGGAAAAATCGTCCCGCTGTCCCGTCGCTTCGACTCGGGGCTCGACATCCGAGGGAACGTCAACCCTGAATCCACCCGCGCCGGAGAGGGCGCGGTGGTGGGCAGCAAGCCCGCCCCCCAGGCTCCCCAGATGGACCCCGAGGCGGTCGAGTTCGATTACTCCGGGCTCATCACCAGCACGGACGAGTTGACGGCCCTGCGGGACGAACTCACCCCGGACAACTTTTCCGACTGGGAAGACCTCATCACCGATCCCGACCAGCGCGCTGCGGTTGCGGAAAGGGTAGAGGCACTGGAGAACTTCGACCCCGAGGATTCCGACACCTGGGAAGCCCTCTTGGGCGATGATGCGCCCGGCGCCCTCTACTACAACCTGGAGGACTCCCTCGCGGAGGCCGAAACCCTCCGGGACAACTTGAAAGACATGGAGGCCAGCAAGCCCACCATCGAGGCCGCCGAGGCCGTCCTGCAAGCCGTGCAGGACGAACGGGCCGCCCTCTTGGCCCGCGCTCAAGAGGCCCATCAGGCTGCCGCCGCCACCCTCACCCGCTTGGCCCAGCGCGCGGAAGCCTACATCAAGAGCCCCATGCGGGAACTGGAGATGTTCGACCCCGAGGATTCCAGCACCTGGCCCGAGCCGGTCTATTCCGCCTACGCGGAGATTCCCGAAGGCTCTTTGACCGAGGAACAGGATGCCGAGTGGGCCAGCAAAGCCGAAGCCCGCATCCAGGAACTCCAGGCCCAGAGCCCAGCCGCCGCTTCCAAGCCCGCCCCCGAGCCCATCCCCGAGTGGGAAGCCGCCATCCAGGACGCGATGGACGAGTTGCTCTACGACATGGACAAGATCACCCCGTTGGTCCGCCAAGCCCAGTCCGAGGCCCCCGGCCAGAAGACCACCGGGGAGCCCCGCCTCGCGGCCCCGGTGGAGTCCGATGACGCCCGCAATGTCTTTCACGGGGTGGACCACTACCGGGAACGCACCCGCATGATCGAAAACGAGGCCCAGTGGGAAGCCGCCGCCGAGCGCCTCCTGGCCAACGATTACGAGGGCACCAAAGCCGAGATTGTCCGCCGCGGGCTCTCGGGCGGGACCCTGACCCCGGAGGAAACCAAGGCCGCCCAGATGATCGCGGCCCGGGAAGTGGGAGCCGCCCTCCAGTCCAGTGACCCGGATGCCCTCGCGCGCGCCCAGCAGCTCGTCTATGCCTACCGGGAAACCGGCACCGAGGCCGCCCGCTCGATGCGGGCCCGTCGCGATCCCTTCAAGACCGTCCAGGAGCGCCACCGCGAGTTCCTCGGGAAAATCATCCTCACGCCCCCGCCCGCCACCCGCAAGCGCCTGGACCAGGCCCCGGACGCGGCCGCCAAGGAAAAAATCCTCCGGGAGGACCAGAAGCGCATCGAGCGCGTCAAGAAGGCCCTGGAGAAAATGGGGGTCACGATGGAGGACCTCTTCAGCGGCGCCGTGGAGGTCCGGCTGAAATCCGCCCGCCTGATCCGCCAGCAGATGGCCCCGCTCCGGAAAGAGGAGCAGGACGTGATCAAGGCCGTCCAGCAGGGCCGCAGCCTCGGGACCGCCGCCCGCCAGGCCAAGATGACCGAGAAGCAAGCCCAAGACGCCTACCAGGCCTTCCGGGACCAGATGAAGGCCAAGCTCATGCAGATGGTGGCGAATGGCGCGACCGTCGAGACCCTCCTGGCCCAGGAAGCCGTCGCGGAGCAACGCGAGACCCGCCGGGCCGCCGGTTCCCGCCCGGGTGCCGCCGGGGCCAAGATGTCGGCCGCCCAGCAGGAAGCCGAGGTCGAGCGCCTCCTGAAGGAAATGGGACTCCCGCCGGTTGAGCAGGCCAAGAAAGGCCGCTTCGATCTCACGAACCCCCGCCAGGTTGTGACCGCCGCCCGCGCGGCCCAGGCGGCCAGCGATTCCAACGCCCTCGATATGGTCTATGAGATCTGGATCAACAACATCCTGTCCGGTCCCCAGACCCACTTTGTGAACGTCACAGGCAACCTCGGGAGCGCGGCGTGGGACTTCACCGTCCAGCGCGGGGCCGAGGCCCTGGTGAATCTCGCGACCTTCGGGAACGTGCAGGGCGGGGCCCGCCTCGGGGAGTTCCGTTACCTCATGCGCGGCATCCTGCCGGGGCTGGTGCGCGGCTGGCGCCTCGCGGTCCAGTCCTACGCGGCCGAGGCGGATTTCTTCGAGGCCGAGGTCCTGAATGGCGTGGTCGAGATCGGGGACTTTGACAAGGGCGGGGGAACCCGCTCCTCCATCCCGGGCAAGCTCGGGCGCGTGATCCGGATTCCGGGCCGCTTCCTGATGTTCCAGGATGCCCTCTTCAAAGGCGCCATCGGCCAGATGGAGGCCGGCGCCCAAGCCTACCGGATCGCCAAGGCGGAAAAGCTCAAGGGCCCGGCCCTGGAATCCCGCATCGCGGAACTCATGCAGCCCGGCAGCCTCGCGTGGGAACTCGCGGTCGAGAAGGCCAAGGACCTCACCTTCCAGACCGAGGATCAGATGACCCAGCTCCTCTCCCGTGCCCTCAAGGGACGGAATCGGCTCGGGTCCATCCTGCGCTGGTTCTTCCCCTTCATCCGCACCCCTTACAACATTTTCAAGACCGGACTCCGCAAGACCCCGCTCGGCACCCTCGGGATGCTGGCCCGCATCAGTGATGGTCTCTATCGGGTCAACAAGGACGGGCGTCCGTTCTTCGAGTCCTACCCGCAGGCCCTGCTGGCCCGGCATGTGGCGGAACAGCTCATTGCCTGGGCCTCTGCCTTCTTCCTCTGGGGCGCGGTGGAGGGCGATGACGATGACGATCAGAAAGCCTTCCTCCTCACCGGCACCCGTCCCTATGGGGAAGAGTCCGCCGGGATCCGGGACCTCCTGAACCGCACCGCCGGCGGGCCCCTGCAACTCCGCTTCGGCCCCCGCGGGCCGGGAGCCGTCACGATCTCGTTTGGCCGCTATGAGCCCTTCGCCCTCGTGCTCGGCACCCTGGCGGACGGGATGCGGCTCATCAAGCAGATGCCGGAAGGCGCCGGCAAGATGGATCAGGCGGGCAAGATGCTGGGCTACTTCCTGAGCCAAGCCCGGGAAAAGACCTTCCTCCAAGGCTTCGAGTCCATCATGAAGGTGGTGGACCAGAAGGGACTCAAGCCGGACGACCTCCGCGGCACCGTCCTGGCCGGTCTCGTTCCCAACATCATCCGGCAGCCCATGCGGAACTGGGACGACTACCGCCGGGAATACGAGAACCGCCAATGGCTCCACGACATGATCCCCAGTGGCGACTTCGCCGAGCCCAAGATCGATGCCTATGGGCGCCCGATCCAGAAGGGAGGCAGCCCGGTGGCCCGCCAGCTCCTGCCCGTCGGGACCATCCCGGACGAGCGCGCGAACGCGATTGACCGCGCGGTCACGCTCTGGAACAACCGCAACCCCGGCCAAGCCTGGGCTCCCGAGCCCCCCAAGCCCAACATCACGGCCAAGAACCCCGTGACGGGCAAAGAAGTCGAGATTGAGCTTACGCCGGGCCAGGCCACCGCCTTCCGCCGCCTTGCGGGCCGCGAGGGACAGCGCCGCGCCTTGGCGGCCTTGGCCAAGCTCGGGGGGCGCATCCGCAACGACAAGGACCTGCTAACCGTAAAACGCGCCTACAGCGATGGTGTCTCGGAAATCCGCGATCAATTCAAAGCCCGCTACGGACGCATCGACAACACGACCGCGCCCTGATAACTGTTGACACAACCTCCAAAGAACCGGAACCCCTCCCATGGCCCAAGACCCCGAACCCCTTCCCGCCCTCACGGACGAGCCCACCCCGCCGGCCGGACCCGCGCAGGAGCCCACCGGCCCCACGCCCGCCACCGAGGAGGTGATTGATGCCGGGCTCCCGAAACGCTCGGCTCTCCGGCTGAACCTCTACCAGCGCGTGGAACTGCATGACTACATCGTGCGCCGCCTCCAGGACCTCAAGGAAGAGATGGGCCGCGGTCCCAATGGGACCAACGGGGGTTGGATGCTCAAGCGCCAGCGCGCCATGGAGGCATGGCGGGACAACCGCGAGGCCCGCAAGATGGAACTTCAGGGCGTGTTCAAGTTCAGCAACTACAGCCTCAACATCCTGAAACGCGCCGCCAAGATGCTGGCCAGCCGGGCCAACCGGGATATGTTCGGGACCGACCCCATCTTCAGCGCCATCCCGGAGGGCGTGAACGATGCCGCCCAGGCGGCCAAGGTCGATCAACTGGCCCAGTTCAAGCTCCGGTCCAGCGGGCTCAAGACCGTCGGGAAAGAGGCCAATCGGCTCGCCTTCATCCTCGGGGAGCGCGTCGTGAAGGTCACGCACCGGGTCGAGCGCGAGAAATTCAAGACCCGCAAGGAAGTCCTGATGACCCGCTTCGGCGGCATCTGGCTGACCCGCAAGGGCCGCCCGATCACGCGGGACGACTGGATGCAGGACCCCATCTCGGGCCAGATGGTCTGCCGCCATGACCCCATGATCGTGATGCCGGAGCGCCCGATTTATGCCGAGAAGATCGTGGATGAGGAACTGATCCGCCACAAGGGACCGGTCTATCAGGGCATCGATTACCGGGACTTTCTCTGCCCCCTCAAGGCCCCCTCGATCCAGAAGGCCGACTTCTGCGCCCACCTCTACGCCATGGAGGCCAGCGAGGCCCTCCTGGTCTTCAACCGCCCCGACCTCCTCCGCGGCAAGGAAGGCGTGTTCTGGAAGATCCTCCACCGGATGCGGGAGGTCCTGACCCGTTCCTTCGGCCCCAACATCACGGACCTTTCGGGCGCGACCGAGGACAAGGCCGAGCGCGGGGAAAACAGCGGCATCACCCAGCGCAACGCCGGGCCCGCTTACCTCCAGATCGCGGAGTGCTACTTCCGCTACGACATTGATAAGGACGGCTCCATGCCGGACATCGTGGCCATCGTGGCGTTCGAGAAAGAAGGCGACGGGCAGGGGACCCTCCTCTACTGGAACTACGTGGCGGAATGCTTCCCCCAGGGCCGCCGGCCCTTCGAGGTCATGGCCCGCTACCCCGAGACCGACCGCTGGTATGGCGTGGGGCTCTATGAGGAGTTTGAGGAGAAGGACCTGTTCATCGACCTCTGCTTCAACCGCGAGAACTTCGCCAACATGCGGGAAGGCAACCTGATGGTCTTCAACTACAACGCGGTTGAGGACCAGAACCGCCAGTTTGAACTCGGGGACGGGCGCCCCTGGAAGGCCAAGGAAGGCAAATCCATTGAGGACATCCTCCAGGTCAAGCGCGTGATCGAGCCCACCGAGGGCATCCGGTCCGTCCGGGATGCCATGCTCCAGATGCTCCAACTGGAGATCGGGGTCATGAACGAGGCCGAGGGCCAAGTGGCCGGCACCCCGTCCAGCGACACCGCCACCGGGATCAACGCGAACGCCGAGACGGCCGACAACCTCCTGTGGGAACAGATGGGCCACCTGGAGGGCGAGGAAGGCTGTGGGGGCCTCACGGGACTGATCCAGCAGGGCGTCAACCTCACGCTCTGGCACCTCGACCCCATCGAGACCTTCACCTACATGGAGGGCGATACCCAGAAGATCGAGACCCTCCGGCGTGAGGAAGTCCAGAACCTCCGGATGAACGTCCGGCTCCTCCTCACCCGCCGGAAAGTCCGCCAACAAATGGAGCAGGACGACAAGGCCGTCCAGCTCATGATGAACTACACCCAGACCATCCTGAGCGGGATGCAGCAGGGACTCCCGCTGGAGACCCTGCAAGCCATCCGGCAGTTGTTCATCCAGCGCGCCAAGGGCCTTGAGGTCCAGCAGGCCGACCGCGTGTTCTTCGACCCCGCGACCCTCCAGATGCAGGCCCCGCCCCCCGGGCTCCCGCCAGGTGAGGGGGCCGCACCGCCGATGCAGGGGGTCGCATGAACCTCAAGGGCCGATTCGCCGCAGAATGGCGCTTCCTGACCCATGAGGGCATCCCGGCCCTGCTCATCTTCATTTGGTCCATCCAAACCGTGGCCTTTCTGGCCCTCTACCTCCATTACAAATGAGCGAATCCGCCTTCGACCCCAAGTCCCTCCTGCTCAGTGAGCGGGACGCCCAGCGTGTCCAGGCCGCCGAGGCCATCGGGCACCTCAACCAACTGGCCTTGAGCCCCGCATTCCGCTGGTTCCTGGGACGCGTCGAGGCCCGCCGCCAGGAAGCCCTCAAGAGCCTCTTGGAAGGCCCCGAGTCCGGGATGGTCCAGTCCCGCCATCGCGTCAATGCCTATCAGGACATCCTCTCGCTGCCCGAACGAGAGCGCCAGGACCTCGAAACCTTCCTCCTCCAGGACCCCACGCCCCCGAGCCTGGAGGCCACCTGATCCGGCATTTTCTGCCCAAAACTGTTGACAAAACCGCCAAAGAACCGCATCGTGCCTGCATAACAAACGCCCTCCTCTGGAGACAAACATATGGCTGACAACGCAACTTCCGCACCCGGCCGCATCCCGGCCAGCATCAAAGGACGCAAGCACGTCCTCACCCCCTACGCATGGGCTCCCACCGCCTTGGGAGAAGACCCGGATGGCCATCTGCGGCCAATCCAGGTGGACCCCGAGGGCAACATCAGCCCGCTTCGGGACGGCACCGTCTTTGCCTCCCAGGCCCGCACCGCCACGCACAACAGCCCGGACCTGATCAACCCGGGAGCACGCGGGCTCCTCCTCGTCATCAACGTCACGGCCTCAAGCGCCACACCTTCCGTCGTCTTCACCATCCAGGGCAAGGACCCCGCCAGCGGGACCTACTACACCATCCTGGCATCCACCGCCATTACGGGCGCAGGCCAGACCATCCTCCGGGTCCACCCCGACCTCACCGCAGCGGCCAACCAGATCGCCAAGGACATCCTGCCCCGCACCTGGCGGGTCCTGGCGACTCATGACGACACCGATTCCATCACCTACTCCACCGGGTTCAGCACCCTCTCCTGACCATGAGCACCAAACTGACCATCCAAGAAATTGACCGCCTTGCCCGCTTGGCCACAGGCTCTAACCCGGAACTCTACCCGGCCTTCCCTCCTGTGGCGGTCGGGACGCTCGCGTTGTTCGATGCCGATGGCAAAAAAATCCTCATTGGCCAGGAAGATTTCACCCCCGAGGGCAGGCTGAAGGGCACCAAGGTCGAGGGGGTTGCTCCGGTCGGCTCCGAGCAGGAGACCATCCTGGTTCCGCTGATCCGCACGGCCAACTTCACCGCCAAGGTGGGGCGCATCTACCACACCCTCGGGACCCTCACCGTCACCGACCCCAGCCCCGAGACCATGACGGTCGCAGGCTCCGGCAGTCCGGCGGCCCATGGGGTGTATCTGCGCACGGGCGACCTGAACAGCAAGCCGATCTATGGCCAGGGTGACTATGTCATGGATTGGACCGGGTCCCAGTGGGAAATCCGCGATGACAACCTGGGCGAAACCTACTTTACCTCGACTCAAGATGTCCTGACGCCTGACCTCGTGACAGCCTGGGCTGTGGGGCCCGATGGCACGGGACCGACCCCCACCGTGACCCGCACGGGCGATGTGCTGCTCACCGGCCAGTCCTACCACGTCTTTGTGGCCACCGGCACCGCCACCATCGGCGGGGTGGCGACGGGTGACAGCCGGTTCCCCGTCACCCGCACTTGGGATGGAGGCAACTGGATCAGCCTGTCCAACACCCTGCGCGGTGACGTGGTGATGAGCGGAAGCAACATCACTGCTCCCAACCAAACGGCGGCCGGCGAGCACAACCTGATGAGCCGCCGGCTGGTGGATGCACGTGCGGGCGCGGCTGCAAACCTTTTCGGCACGTCCGGTCAATATGTCTTCCCGGTGGCCTTGACAGAGATGTCGTCCCACACCGGCACGGGTGGGGCTGTGGATACCAACCGCGGACGGCGGCGCCTGTACACCACCACTACCCTGGACAGTTCTACCCTCCTCAGCATGGAGTTCATTCCCAGAAACTCCTCCAACCTGTCGTCACTCTCCAACCACACTGGAATGAGTGTGGTTATGACGAATATCTCCTTCGAGGGACACACTTTCGGCGTCTTCCTAGGTGGGCTTGCGGCCAGCCCCACCCTAGTTGCGATGGCTCCCCTGGCTGCCGATGGGGTTTCTCTTCAGCTTCGCCGCAACGGAGCAAACCATGAAGTGCGGTGGGTCACCAAAAACGGCGGAACCGAAGTGACTGGCTCTTGGGTCTCGATTGGCGCCGTCGCGGTGCCGCTGCAAGTTCTTATCAGCGCCAATGCGGGCACGGCTCAAGGGCGAATCCGCGCGTTGGATGCCACGATTTCGAGCGCGTGGCTTTGGTCTGGTTCAGTCTCAGGACTGCCGGCCGTTGGTGGTCAATACTGTGGGGTTGGCCAAGTAACGACCGCTAACCCGGCAGCTTCTGCCAACATTACTGCGATCTGGGCTGTGCACGCCTTCCAAGGATTGATCCTCCCATGAAAACCATCACCACCATCCACGCCGACGCTTTCAGCAGCGATTTCTACTACGTTCACACCGTGGACGGCTACGAATGCCGAGACCATACCGTTGAGACCGCCTCGGCCCTCTCTCCAGAACTGCGCGCCGCGCGCCAGTTCGCGCTTGATTGGTATGTGGCCGACCTTGGCCCGGACTGGACCCTCCAAGGGCGCATCGTCATCGACCGCCAGCGCAACGCGGTCTTGGTGGACCCGGAGGCAGAGCCTCCCACCTACCGCGACCTCCTCATCGGGACCGCCACCGTCCGCCACATTTCCGGCGCCACCCGCATCCACACCCGCACCAGCGAGGACATGTCGCAACCCCTGCGTGATGGGTTCCTGGCCCTCATCGCCGCACGGGAGGCCGCTCTCAACGCCTAACTTGCCTTTGCCTCATGTCCGATCCCATCGACGCCGCCGCCAAGAAACTTCCTGGCCTTTTCTGGTTCCGGGCCTTCATGGGCATCTCTGCCGTCATCACCCCCATCACGGTCGGCTACGGCGTCCTCTGGATGCAGGCCAACTACGTCACCGCCGAGACCGACCGCGCGGCCTGGTCCAAGCAGGTCACCATTAACGAAAAACTCGCCCAGCAGGCTGAAGACCTCCGACGCTCCGATGCCGTCCAGGAAGCCACCATCCGGCAGCACGATGAGGCACTCCGGGACCTCAAACAAGACATCCGCGAGCAACGCGCCATTCTCCGCCTCCCGTCCCACAACAACGAAAGGACCATCCCATGAAACTCCGCACCCTCCTGCATTTGTCATTTGTCATTTGTGCCTTGTCATTGGTCACCGCATGCACCCCAGACAAGCGCCGCGTGGACCCGCCTTCGCTGGGGGGCATCACCAGTGCCGTCCGGGTTGCGGGCGACCTCAATGCCCAGGCCAAGGCCGTGGCCAAAGAAATCCACGACAAGGGCACCCCGGCCAAGTCCGCTCCGTCCAAGCAACTCATTGGACTCCAACTCCAGATCGACCAAGCCCACGCGGCCGCCCTGGCCGAAACCCAGCGACTGCAAGGTGAGGTCAATGGCCAAGCCGAACTGGTGGCCGCCGCCCAACATCAGGCCGACATCTGGAAAGGCAAGCAGCGCAAGGCCCTTAAGGAACTCTGGTTCTGGCGCGGCCTCGTGATCCTGGCTCTCCTCTGGATATTCCGGAAGCAGATCGCCGGCGGGATCGGGTTCGTGGCCCGCAAGTTCATCGGGGTCCCGTGGTGCCTCATCATCGGCCTTGGCATCCTCACACACTCCCCACCTCTCGCGCCTCTGCGGCCCGCGGAGCGGGCTTGCGCCTCTGCGTTAAATCTCTCCGGGTTCGGCTTGGATCCGGACGACACCGGAGAAGGCGAACGACCGTGCTGACCCCCAAGGACGAATGACCAAGGACCAAGGACAAACTGCATGAAAAAACTCCTCTCCCACTTCCAATGGCTGGCTGCCCTGCTGGCCTCCGCACTCCTCTTCTGGCTTTCCGCCGACCCCATCCGGTGGCTCGACCCCACGGCCGGCGCGTTCGATGCCGGCGTGCTGCAAGTCCCGATCCTGGCCGCCGCCTGGTGGTTCGGCGCCATCGGGGTCATGTGGCTCGGGCTCCAGCTCTGTTTCCCATCCCTGGACGACTGGATCGACTCTGGGGACTGGCGGGAAGCCTGGAACGCCGCCAGCTCCTACGCGGACCGGAGGTTTGGTCTCCTCTACTGCGCCGGCGTTCTGGTTGCCCTCCTGACCAGCTACCTCGTCTGCCTCGTCGCCGTGGCTCTTGCGTTATGACTCCCACCCAAGAAATTGCCCACCTCAAGGGGCAGATTGAATCCCTCTGCCAAGACTGGGTGGAGCACCATACTGCGGCCCAGAAGCTTGCTCTCGACATGGGGATCGCCCCCGATCGCGTGGAGGGGGACAGCTACGGGGTGCCGGGCATTCTCGACCTGCTGGACATGATCCGGGAACGGCACTTCGCCACCCACCAGTCTGCCCAGGTTTTGCAATCTGCCATCATGGGCCCCATCCAAAATCAGCGCCCCCTGACGGCGGAAGAGCGTCAATCCTTGGATGAATTTACCCAGGCGGAACTCGAATCCGCCGCACCCTCCTCACGTCCCTGACCTTCTCCCCATGCGCCATGTCCCATCACTCCTACTTGCCCTGGTCCTGGCTGCGGCGCCTCTGGCTCTGGCCAGTGGGGACCGTCCATCTGGCCCGCGAGATGGGGGACCGCGGGACGGACGCGTGGTGGGAGACGGGGCAGAAGTCAGAAGGCAGGAGTCAGGAGACAGAATCCCCGCCCTCGGGACGCGTGCCCGCATCGGCTACACCTTCCGCACCCGCCTCGCCGGCCACGCCGAGGCCACCGGCCACAACGACGGGCCCGTGGTGGATGCGGTCCTGGAGACGGTCGGCCTAAAAGGCAGCCGGGCCCCCTATTGTGCCGCAACTAATCGTGCGCTCCTCGACTGGTCCGGTTTCCGTCACGTGGGACCGCGATCCGCATGGTCGCCTGATTGGCTTCGCAATCCAACCTGGACCCGGGCGGCAGGCGGCCGCACCCCCCAGCAAGGCGATGCCGGCGGCATCTGGTTTCCCTCCAAAGGTCGCATCGCCCACACCTTCCTCATCGGCACCTGGGGCCGGAGCGTCCTGACCTACGAGGGCAACACCAGTCCGGACGCCGCCCCCGGCTCCGCTGCCGACCGCGACGGCGGCGGCTTCCATTACAAACGCCGCCTCCCCCGCCAAATCCACAGCGTCCGCGATTGGATCACGCCATGACCCCCGCGCAAGAAGCCATCTGGGCCCAGGTCAACGACATGCTGCGCGAGCATTTCGATGCTGCTGTCATCACCGTCATGTCCGAGATCGATCCCGACGAAAACCATCAAGCCGTCCGCTCTTGTTGGCATGGGGGCTTGTTCCTTGCCCGCGGCCTGACCGAACAACAACGCGACCGCCTCCGGCAAGCCGCCCAGACCGAGCCCTCCACCCCACAGGACGAATGA